GCCATGCCGTGCCGGTCGTGCCCGTGATCTGGTCGGGCTGCGTTGCCGGGATGGTTTCCCACCCGGTGCCCGGCGCACCAGCGCCGCCAGCGTTGAAGTCCGTCGTGGACTGGTAGACGACGCTGGAGGCAGTGATCGTATCGCCAATGTCGTAATTCTGAGTGGAGACGAATGCCGCTGGCGCGCTGCTCGGGTTGTCGGTGTTGCCGTTGGTGAGGCTGATGTAGACGTTGAGCGCCGTATCATAGACTAGTTCTCCAGCTTGGTAGCCGCTGCCGAGCGCGGCCGGGCCGAGAAAGGTCCAATTGACGCCGCCGTCAGTCACGGGATTGTGACCCGTATTGCCGTTGAAATTGCTCATGTAGTTGTTGTTGTCAGAGCCAATCACAATGGTCCCGGCTGCGTAGTCTCCGCTGGGGGCCCACGGTTGCGGGTTGTTCGTTGCGCCGCCGGCCACCCACGCCGTGGCATGAACCGAGTGGAAGAACTGCTCCCAGTACACCGGGCTCGTGTCGGGTTCTTGCGCGGCGGGCACGCCTGTTCGGGCTTGGTAGAGGACGCCGTTATAGGAGACGACCGAACCCTGAAGGTAGGTGTGGACATTCGTCCAGGCGGCCGGGGTGATCTTGCCACTGGTCGTGCTGATCGGCCGCAACATGCACTTGCGGATCGAGAAGCGCCACACATCGCGCCGAAGTTCATTCTGGCGGAGGGGATTGTAGTTGAAGTTAAGCTCGCTGGCCTGGACCGTATCGTCCGAGAAGGTGATAAGGCGGCGGACCCCCATGTGCTGGCAGGCCCGGTTCGCAATGTCCAGGGGTGACGAGTAGGTGCCTACCGTGGGGAAGGACGCCATGTGTCGTCTCCTTTACTCCGCCGGGATGCGGACTAGCGTCACATAAGCGCCGGAAGCACCCGAGGCAAGGACCAGTTCAACTTGGCCCGGCGGAAGTTGGACGATCACGGGCGCGGTCGTCAGAGGGGTGCCGGCCGGGATCGCAGTCGCGTTGTCGGGACCTAGCATATTGATGACAGGGGCCGACCCCAGTGTGCCAACGGACATGATGGCATAGGTGCCACCCATGATGCCGAAGTAGGCCGAGGTCTCTGCGCCCGTCACGTTGGACGCCAGAACCACGCTTTCATGTGCGCGCATTGGGGGCGCTCCTTAGTTGGCCGGCGGGACGGAGGTCGAGAAGCCGGGGTCCGCGAGGAAGCGCCAGATTTGCATAAGGGCGACGTAAACCTGCTTCTGGTTCAGGTTGCTCGCGTTGATGCGAACTTCGATATCGCCCGCACCCGGCGCGCTGGTGCCCTCAGTCACATCCGAGGATGCGGCAGTGTCGCTTTCGACGCCGTGAGACAGAGAGAAGGAAGCGTTGGCCATGTGTGGCTCCTTAGGTAATCAGGGCTTGGACGGCCAGGAGATCGACGGCAAGGTTCTCTTGCACGCCTCCCGAAGCGGCCTGGGCGTTCTGAAGGTGGACGAGAAGTGTGGAGAACATCGTTCCCACATCGGTCTCGAAAGAGGTCAGGGTCGCGGCCAGAGTGTTGACGTGGGCCTGGGTAGGCGACGCGCCGTCGGCGACCAGGGTGGCGACATTGGCCTTGAGGGTTGCGTAGTTCGTGGTCACAAGTCGCTCCTAAAAGGATGCCCCCGGCCGAAGCCGGGGGACTTGGGTTAGATGCAGTACTCGGCTTCGATATAGATGTTGCCGCTTACCGCAGTGCCCGCCGCCGTGTGGACAGCAACCACGACATCGATATAGCCGCCGGGGTCACCATTGTCGGACGAACCTTCGGGGGTGATCTCGATGCCGAGCGCATTGAACAGGGTCATGTTCAATTCGTTGGCGGTGAAGGCCGTCAGGACGTTCACGCGAACGCCTTGGGCCGCAGCCCCGTGGCCGACCGCGACCGCAGCGGCGAAGCAGTTGGCGCTGATTAGAGCGCCGCTGTTCGCCGGACTGGTCCCGTCGTTGTTCGGGCTGTCGGAGTAGTAAGCCCCGACATCGACCAGAAGAGAGGTCGCGCTATCGAGTTCATCCGCGACCAGGGTGAGCGTCTTGAGGACGGCAATGGTCGGTACTCGGATCAGTCGATAGGTCGAACTGGTCGAAGCCAGTCCGACGGTCGTGGCCAGAGCGTAGTCGGACACGCGCCGACTTTCGCTCGGGGAACCCATCCCTTGCTGCGGGGGCGACACGATAGCGGCGTCGAGCCCGGTAATAGACGAGGACTTAAGTTGTTCGCCAGCCATAGCTGTTCTCCTTCAGGTTCAGGTTACGGCGTGATGTCCGCGCCCGTGGTGTCGAGGCAGTCGATTTCGACCACCTTCCCAGGCTGGGTGCGGGTAGCGCCGAAGGTGTGCTTGGAGTACAACTGCCAGGGCTCGCCGGACAGGTCGTTCCGCTGCGACACGCGATTGTAGGTGTCCTGCCACAGGCCGAGGTAGACGCCAGACTTCACGTACATGATGCACTGACGGTTGTTCGCGCCGTTGAACTGGAGACGTTCGGACACGACGATGTTCGCGCCCATGAAGCGGGTCACACGGCCATTGGTCAGGACCGGGCGTTCGTTGAACTCGGTCGAAACGACTTCGACTTGGTTCAGGAGGTCCGAGTGCTGCTTCGAGCCGATGACCAGGGTCAGTTCGTCCATCTCCAGGTCATTGTGATAGTGTTCGAGGATGCGCTTGCCCTCGATGATCTTGGCGACGGTCATGCCCACGCTCGCGGACGCCTTGAAGTTCTCGGCGACCAGATAGCTGGCAGAGATCGAAGACCACGTTTCGGGGACGAGCGAACCACCGTCGGTGCCGGTCTGGCTGGTGCCGAAGACCGCGCCGATAATGGCGTCATCGTAGTCGCGGCCGAAGGCGTTCGCGGCGTTCTCCACGTACCGGGACTTGGGGTCCACGATGGTGCGGAGTTCGTCGAACGTATCGACCAGTTGGGGAAGTTCGCGGTCGGTCGGGAAGACCCACCGGCGAGTGAAGTCCGCATCGACGCGGGCCATGGGGGCGAAACGCCCGGCCGGCGCGCGAGATTGGACGGCGGAGATTTGGTTGATCGGCGACGCCAGCTTACCGACGTGAGCGCCTTCAATGACCTTGCCACGGAGCTTCGAGCCGCGTTGTTGCAGCTTGAGTTCCAGGTTCGTGGAGAACTGGGTCGTCCACAGTTTAATCAGGTTGTCGGACATGATATCCTCGGAGGTTGATGTTCACTGCCATTGTGGCCGTGTCCTCACGGGGGCCGAAAACCCAATCATTGTCCGCCCGTTTCCGAGGTGTGGACGAAAGGGGTGCTGGGCGGGCGGATGGTCGCGCACGCCACCCGCCCAGCGGCCCCGGTTGCGCGAGCGGCCGGAGCAAACACCAATCTAGCCTATGCCAGAATGATTGTCAAGAGCGATCAGTGCATCTTTTTCAGAGTGATCGCGAGCCGGGCACGGCGGCCGGAAGTGCCGCTATCACCCTTGTGCTCCTGTTCGTACTTGGAGTTGGAGACGCCTTCCTTTTTTGCCGCAGCCGTCATCGCGCCGGGGTGCTTGATGGCCTTTTGTATCCATTTCTTAGCCATGACTTACTCCGATGCCAGAATTGCGTTGAGTTGGCCCATCTCCCGACCGGCGGCATTGTCGCCATTCAGGTAGCGTTCGACCCACGCGCTGTCGGACTTGAGTTCCGCGATCCGAGCCGCCGCGCCTTCGCGGGTCATAAGACCATTGGAACCCGAGCCAGTGAAATTCGAGACCAGCCGGTCCTCGCCAGTTCGCATCCCGATAGTGCGGAAGACTTCCATCAGCCCTTTGTAGCCGACTTGGTTCTCCAGGGCGGACATGGCGACGCCGAACTCTTCCGGCTTCATCCCACTTTCCTTCAGGACTGTCTCGAAGGCGGCTCTGGCGACGACCATGTTGGCTTCATAGCCTGGGCCCCAATTGTTCTTCAGAGCATCTCGCTCAGCCTGGAGTTTGGCCGTCATATCCGTCTTTTCCACGGCCTCAGCGTCATCGCCCATCTTGACCAGGGCTTTGGCCAGTTCCGGGGCGCGATCCTTCGAGAGGCCGAGACTGTGCGCGAGATTGCGAAGCTCGCCGGTAAGCGCCGGGTCCAGGTCAGAGCCGTCGGCGAACTTGATGCCGTCGAAGGTGTAGTCCTCGGGCTTAGCGGGGACATTCAGGAGTTCGCGGATTGGAGCCCAGTTGGCTTCGTCAGCGGCGTCCTTCGGCCGGCGGAGGATTTGGTCGGCGGGGACGCCGATGTGGCGCTCGGCCTCGCGGTGCGCCTTGACGGCGGCGGCGAACGCCTCCGACGGCGGCTTATCAGCGAAGCCCCGGTTTTGAAGCCAGCCCGCCGTTTCGGCGTCGATATAGTTCGGTTGAGCCGCATCAGTGGCTTGATACCAGGACGCAGCCGCCGGAGGCGTCGCGCCCGTATCGCCGGGGGCGGCGGGGGTCGTTTGATCGGTCACTGGTCATCTCCTTGGATGGCAATGGAATTAGAGCCGTACAGGAACAGCAATTCTTCAGGGCTCATATGAAGGTGCTGGTTCAGGCGAAGAAAGACACTGCGTCTTCCCGCCAGATAGGCGGTTTTGTGGGGGTCAGCCGACATAGTGTCCTCGGTGGCCCGGCAGAATTTCGCCAAGTCTTCTAGGACTATGGCCTGGGCGGGACTGTGTACACGCGTTCCGAACGTCAGTTGGTACGCGTGCTTCCGGCGACGCAGGAAGTTGAGTGTTTTTTCGACTACGTTCATGCGTGGTCACTCCCTTGGCGACGATGCGCCTCCAGGTCGTCGCGAAGTTCCTGGATCGTGTCGCGCGCTTCCTCGATAATGAGGCGCAGAGGGTCGTCATGGTCGATCAGTTTCATTTGGTGCTCTAGTTCCATGAGCACCTTAGCGATTTTGTGGGTCATTGGCCGGGTCCTTGTGGCTGAGATTGGTCAGTCGGGGCTTGCTGGGGCGCGGGAGTGCCCGGTGGAGGTTGTTGCTGGCCCATGCCACCTGGAGCGCCCATTCCGCCCGGAGCCCCACCGCCCCCAGACTTCTGTTGGGCCGCCTGGGCCTTCATCAATGCGGCCTGGGCCGGGGCGGCCTGGATTTGCTCCTGTCGTTGCTGGGCTTGGGCGCGACCTTGGCGCTTTTGCTGCACTTCCTTGTCGGTGGCCATCCAGGTAATCGGGACAGACTGGACATCGACCGCGATCTCAGGGATCGCTCGGTCGAACGCAAACAGATCGAGCGGCGACGGGTCTTGCGTGACCTGGACGACTTCCTGGACAACACTCAGGGTACGCATGAAGCCGGCAGCTTCCTGCGCGCGCATCGCCTTACTCAGAGGGCTGGTGTAATATACCTCATACGCGCCCAGAGCTTTGCGTAGCTGAGGGGGCATGGGGGGTAGCAGCCCCATGCGAGAAGCCAGATCAATCTCTCGCTCAATGAGAGGACCCAGATACTCGGATTGCTGGCGACCAACCGTTGGAGCCAGGAGTATGCCTTTTTCATTGGTCCTCTCGATCACTTCAGTCGCCGTCATCTGCGGCGTCTCTTCCAAAATCTGAAACAGGCTAACGAGGAACGCATCACCGATCAGCGACCGTTCTTCATCCATCATCTCCTTGGAAACCTGGATTTGGCCGGTGGGGAGGATTGTGACCAGGGGTTTACCATCTGACGTGACGCCGCCCTTGTTGAGGGCCCCTGGTCGCAGCGAGACACCGTCAATGAGGCCATCATCAGCAGTGAGCAGAACAGGGTCTGCGGCGCGGTGGCCCTGCTTGAGGAACGTGGCTTTTTCGGCATTGAGGGTCTTCAAGGCCGGGAGGACCATCATGGCGGGAGACCGGCCGTAAGTCTCACCTGGGGTTTGCTCATACCGCGAGATGGCGGCCGGGAAGGTATGGTAGCCGCTCTCGTGCAGAATGCACGACCCCTCGACGGAGACGTGGATCGACGTGAAGGGCATACGCTTCTGGTCGAGAGCGTGCGGGTCATAGTCGTCGCGCGGCCAGACGCAGTGCAGGAAGTTATAGGGATACTCGCTATGGGCCTCCAGGGCCGGGAGCAGAGCCTCGGGGAAGCGGTCCTCGCCGAACTTCTGCATGGCCTGTCGGGCCGTCAACCGATACCAGCGGATGAAACCATCGATCAGTCCTTGGTGGTTCTCAGTGAAGAATGTCTCGCCCAGCGGGAGTTCCTTGTATCGGAGCATCCGCAGGGGATTGCCTTGAGCATCCATTGCCTGATCGATGAACATTCCCGCATTGCCGAATGCCCCCAACTGAGTATAGTGGTTCTGGTTCTGCGCTGAGAAGTTGGCAATCGGCGCATATCGCAGTCTGAATAGTATCTTGACGACCTTCTGAAACCACTCTTGTGTTTGGCGGTCATTTTTTAGGTCTTCGAGTTCAGGTCCCAAGCCGTGCCAGAACATGTTCCGGGGCGTGAGTAGACTGTCGCAGATCGCCGCGAACCGGCTGAGCGCCATCATCCCCGACGCGTCCACTTGCCGGTCGGTCTTTTTCATGCCGGGGAAGTTGAAGGTCTGATAGTAGAAGGTATTCCGCGAAGTCGGCAGGATCAACTCGGCGATCTCTTCCCATTGCTGGCTGAAGAGGTTCCGCCAAGTCTGAAGCTCGGCGAAGCGTTGCATGATTTCGACGAACCGCGCTTGGTTTAGCGGGTCCATGGCTGCGGTCGAGATCATTACAGGACGCCCTTAATACTGCCCGACATAAGGGAGGCCACGCCTGGGGTCAGGGCGGCCGACATTGAGTTCATCTTGTCGGTCTGGTTCGAGGCGTCGAGCATCTTTTTCTTTCGGTTGGCAACATCGTCCTGGACCTGCTGGCTCAGGGCGTCACCTAGCCCAAGCTCTGACGCAGCCGGTGTCAGGGCGAGGTTCTTGCCCGAGACCCCGCTGGGAATACCGGACGCGCCAGTAAGCATTTGCTGAGAGAGAAGGCTGGTGCCAGCCATGAAGGCACTCCTATGATCTTCGCATATTACGTGCTGAAATAGTCGAAGTCAAGGTCCCGAGCCATGTTCTGGTCTGGTCCACTTCGGTTCGTTCGCCGGCCGCCCAGGTTCACCATGCGCGCGAACCGCCGCATCATCATGGCCTGCCGGGTGGCCGAGAGAAGGTCGTCATTGACCTTGACGATCTCCCCGTCCTTGCGGTGGTACTGGCGATATTCCTCGAACCAATTGGACAGGTGCGCCGCAACCTTTAGCCGGCCAGTCGTCATCCGCTGCTGCATCTCCAGCACCCCGGCTTCGGTCGAGTAGCCACCCGTTGGAAAGGTCGAGTGCTCCGGCAGCATGACGAGCTTCTGCGCCTTATACAGGTCCTTAAGCGGCTCTCCGCTTCCTTTCTCGCGCGCCGTGCCATCATGTGGCCATGCGACCGGCACTGCCGCGCCTATCGGCTGCATCATACTGGCATGGTCGATGGGGCGACCGCCTTCAAACTTGATCGCATGGTGGACGTGAAGGACATCATTGTCCCGGTCCCACAAGACGAGCACGGCGGCGAATGGGTGGCCGATCCCGAAGTCGATGCCCCAGAGCTTGGGCCAGTGGTCCGGGATATACGTGAGCGGCGGCTCCATTATCATCTCGTCGCTGTAAGCGAAAATACGGCCGGACCCCAGGATGGGCACGCCGTTCGCCCGCGCGTCCCGTTCATGGATCGGATAACCGGCTATGATCGACTTCCGTTCCTCGTCCGTGTAGTGTAGGGCGTCATAGATCGTCATGGTGACGACATCACGGTCTGGTGAGCGTTCTTCCAGGAACCGGCGCACCACGTCAGTCAGGCCCTTCAGGGGGGTGAAGGTCGTGTACACCATTCCCTTGGTCGCGTTCGTCCGCGTCAGGCACTCCGAATAGATGTCCGGCGGGCACTCTTCATCGAGCCAGATCACGTCCACCGGCTCGCCCTGGAACTTGGTACGGCCCTGCTCATAAGATTTGAGGGTGATCGTGGACACGCCGCCGGTGATGTGCTTCACTTGGACTGTGTCGAATGCATCGGTCACGCCCCGGCTCAGGCTGTAGTCCACGATCAGATGTTTGGGCACGTACCCGGTTCCAAGGTCGTCGAGAACGCCGGGGGTGCCGAAGAGTTTCTTCTGAATGATGTCGCGGGAGGCCAGGGCGCTTTCGCCCGCAGCCCACATCCGAATGGGGTGGTCGAAGCGCCGGCCGTTCCAATCCTCTGGGTAGACGCCCGTCAGGTGGCAGGACGCCTCGAAAGCCCCGGCCTCGGTCTTACCAAGCTGGTTGCCGGCGATCAGCAGGCGTTCCCGCTTCGTCGCGCCCATGGTGAAGAACTGCGCCTGCTTCGGGTAGGCCGCGAAGAAGTCGGATTTGTGGAAGCGATGGAAGTCGTCCGCTTCGGCCAGGAGTTTCTCGACCTCTAGGAGATCACTTCGCGACAGTGACACCCGACTTCTCCAGAAGCTTTTGAGCCGTGCGGTAGGCGCGGGTGGTGCGGATGCGATCAATGTCCGCCACTGGGTCGAGACCCAGGCTCATCATGGTGCGCTCCAGCACATCGCCGGCTCGGTAGAGACTGTTGATGAGCGGATCGAACTCACCCGGCTCCAGGTGGGGTGGGAATTGCACCCGGCCGTCGGTGAGCATCTCGGCCCGGTTCCAACAGTCCCGAACCATCTTCAGTGTCTTGGGCATTAGAATATGTCCTCCAGGCCGGCGTCGCTCTCGACGGGTGTGAATACAGCGTCAGTCGGCTCCGGGCCGCCCAGGAGCATCTTCGGGTCGATCCCGCGCTTCCGCGCCAGAGCTTCGATCCGTTCGATGATCTCCTTGGTGCTGCGGAAGTCTCGGACCTCGACTTCATGCTTGGTCGTGACCGCCATCCCATTCCGGTCGATCAGGGCCAGGGCTGCTTGCAGCCTGATCTTCTCCGACGTGCTCTCGTTCGCCAGATGTAGCAGGGTCTCGACCCCGATGAACGCGCCAGTCTTCAGCCGTTTCCTGGCTTCCTCCTGGATCGCGTCGGCGATCTTCGGGCTCCGCATTTTCTGGGAGCCAATGGTGTTCAGCTTCCGTCGGCGGCTCTGCTCGTCCGTGTCGTTGGCGCAATAGCCCGCCGCCCCGGCCGCGTTGGTACTGTTACCGCCGCACTCGACGATGGCGTAGACGAACGCCCGCTCCATCACTGTGATGGCTTTCATGGCGGGTCCGAGTTCGCTTTCGTCGGGTACGGAGAGGATTATGTCGTGGGCCATTTGCGAAACATACTCGTCTTGCCCCCGTGTGTCAAGGGTCCGGCTCCTGTACACGGACGCGCTTGGCTTCTGTACTCGGGGGAGCTTCACCGTAGACCCCAGATTTTGAA